TAAAACTTACCCTCAAATAACCATCTCCCTTACAATTTAATCTTACGTTTACAATTATACACTAGTAAAATTATCATGTCAATGGTATAATTATATTAAGGAGATGATCGTTATGAAAACTTTAACTTTACTTTTAACCGCAATTTTACTGGCCGTTTTACTGCTAGGCGCAAGCGTTCCGGCGATGGCTGCGAATAAATGGGAAGAGTCGGACACTACTCTTTTGGTTCTAAGGTTTTTGGATTGGGCGCAAACTCGAGATATAGCTACAGAACTAAATTACGATAATGGTTTTCCTGTTTATGATGTGAATACGGGAAAACAGGAATTTCGATTTTCAGAAGCTAACCCTATTCTTGGCACTCACCCGAGTATTGAACAAGTAAATACTTATTTTATAATACTTATTGGGGCTGATTTCGTAATTTGTAAATACGGAAGCCCAAAATTTAAGCAATTATGGAAAATAATTGGAAATACTGCCGAAACCTACTGTATTACGCAAAATATAAGCGTTGGGGTTTCATTTAAATTTTAAATTATTGCCATACCCAAACCTTATATGATAAAAGTAAAGTAGCACTGCTACAATTTTGAAGATAAAATAAATCATAGTTTCCCGGATATGCAGGCGATATAATATAAAAAGGACTTTTAAGACCCGCGCTAAAAGAATAAGATTGATCACCGGAAATTGATACTTTATAGGAATTACCATTGCTTGTATATGCTGATAACTGTATAGGAGATGAAATGGCCCCCGATACTAAAGATTGAACACCTGAAACTACTAAAACCAATTTTTGTCCTTGCAATTTTTCTGCATCAATTGCTCTCGCCTTAAACACCTGCAAGTCCACCAGATTAAAATAATTCCCCACCTGTACGTTTACCGCCATATGCCCGGCACTGGCCGTGCTAATCGTTAAATTCGCGCTTAAAGTTACTAGCGTACTCCGATCTTCACCCCGGTAAACATTCACCACCACCGTGGCGTTATCCTTATTAAGCTCAAAATATACCACGTCATTTAAACTCACCGTAAAAGCCGTTGTCGTTGTAGTCGTCACCCCGGCCTGCGTAAGACTCAACGTCAATAAATTGTTGCTTACATATCCCTGGACATAATTATTTGCATCCACATACCAGGTCAACCCGCCGCAATATCCCGCCGTCAACGCCTTAGCCGTCATCCTCATGCCGTTAAAATTAATCCATAACGCCGAGGCTCCCTGGAGATCATTCGCCAGTGCCGCTGGATTAAGTTCCCTCGCTATTATCGCACCGCTTTCCAAACCGATAAACCAAAAGTCGACCGTAACGTTAGATCGATCATTTACCCAGGCCGATCCGTTATAACTCTGAAACGGATTCGGCCACGCGTTGGCCGCGTCTTTGCGAACCATTTGGATGCTATCTACGGTAAAACTGGCGCTTTGGGATGGCGCGCCAGACACGGCGAGTTCTACGCCTTTCACTGTAGACCAACTCGGTGATCCGGTGGATACAAAATCGGCTTTTCTAATCTTTATAAAATTCCAACCATTCACCAAAGCCGCTTTTAATAATGGATTATTCGACATGCCCGCCGTAGTAAAACAATTGGTCACCGTGGGAGCCGTATCGCACAAGAAACGCATCCGGAGGCCCGTAGCCAAATATCCAATATTCGCGGTCGTAATATAAATACATAAAATAACATAATCATTGGTCGTGCTAGCCTGGCCATTAGTAAATTTAGTCATATCCATAGCAGAGACTAGATGTCCGCCGCCGCTGGCATTTGGAGAAGCGATGGATTCGCCCTGGGAACCTACTTTAAAATTGGTTAAATCGTTTCCAACGGTTCCAACGGTTCCATCCCAGCCGTTATTTACCCAGCCGCTTTCGCAATCGAATAAAAGTAGAGTATTGTTTTGGTAGTATGAATTTAAATCCAGCGCATACGACGAGCTTCCCGGCGTCAGTAAATTATTTAACTCGGTATTGAGTAAATTGTATTGACTAAATTCTACCAAGTCTCCTGCTGCCGAAGCCGCCGCCGCTCCAGTGACCTTATTATTATTCATGGCAATATTTCCGGCCATGGTCCCACCAGATAGAAGTAAATAACTGGCAAGTTGACCATATGCCACCGCATCCGCCGAATTTGAACCGTTTGCCAGATTAATAATCTTTTGACTTTGCATACTTAATGCGCTATATGCCTGATAATCCATCACCCGCCAATTGCCCGATCCCAGGCTCTTAACAACCAAAATATCATTTGGATTGAGTGTCAAACTTACCGCGCCCGGAATTAGCATCGACGTTCCGTTATATGTTACTGTTGGTGAGCCGGTGAATGTCAACCAAAAAATAGGCCCCCCTGGAACTATTCCAAAACTGGTTATTGGCCCCCCCGAGCCAGTGACCTTTAAGCAGTTCCCCGTCGCGGTGGATAAATCCACCGTGGCTCCGGAAGCGATATCCGCCCCCTGATAAAATCCCAGTACTCCGGCCATATTACCCCCGGCCTTAAGAAGTGCGGCGGTAGGAATATCGTAGGCATTTGTTAAGGTTCCCAGTGCCTTAACCGCCCGGTACAACCAATCCAAATGAGATAGCAGCGATGCTGTAAGACTACCTCCTACCAAGGTGGGATCGACCGTCATATTTTCTAATTCCAATGCGGGAATTTGCAGATTATCCAGTTCACACAAAGCCCGTAAATCCGTGATATTTCCAACATTAATCGATGCCGCATTCTTCGCCACGGCCACGGCATATAAAGCCAAAAATCCGGCGTCCACCGTTGGCTGAACGGGAACTGCTCCTGCTTCCCCTTTTTTAATTTGGATCGTCCCATAGCTCCAGGGAGATACCGCTGGGTCGAATGCCACCGGCCCAATTTCCACCAAATCGATCCGGGGATTGTCCGGAGATGGATCGCAAGTCAAGGTAATCAAAGGACTTGCCAGGGGATTTATAGGTCCGGCGTCATTTCGGTAGCGTTGACCGCCGATATAGGCCGTACCGATTCCCACGTAAAAACTCATGGTCGCTGGAGTCGGAAAAGTCAGCGGAAAATCACTAGACGGGGTTACCACGCCGTCGCCAATAAAATCCGTCGCCAAGCCATTAAAAGCCTCTTTTGGGGGTTTAACATGATTTTCAAAATTATAAGTAATAGTCATGATTTCACGCTCCTAAACAATATTTACCTTTGCGTCTGCCGCCTCATAGGCCGTTGAAGTATCCGTTCCGTTATGCAAGATTATTGCCGTCGACCGGGAAGCCTTCGCCCGGCAAACCGCGGTCTCCAAATCCAAATGATTATAGCTAACCGCGCCCGGATTGACTACGGTTAAAACAAATGTAAATAAGCCGAAGGCATCTAGGGGATAACCGTCTCCAATCGCCGAATAGCCGATGGAAAAAGCATCCTGACCCCATTCATCGATTAACGGATTGGAACCAGTAAACGGTTTAACGACTCCCTTTACCCCGGCCGCCGTCGCACCTAAAATGAAAAACGGAAGCAATGATAATAAACGAGCCTTATAAGTAGTATCATTTTCCCCCAGTTTCCGGGGAGCTTCCCAGTCAGCGCCAACCGTATCTAACGCTGATCCGCTGGCGGCTGTAATGGTAAATTCATGCGCCAGATTATTGGCGATCGGATCAAGTAAATCAAAAACGACGCCAATGGCGCCGAGAATAACATTATATACTTCCCCCTCGACGTTATGAGAGTCGGGGAAAAGCTGCTTCATGTAATCCGCGTATCCCATGGGTTTCCTCCTGCCCTTAAACTACTGTAACCGTGATCGAATCAGTTGACGCCTGGGGAAGTTGATTCGGCAATATTGCCAGACTTGTAAACGTAGTAGCGGCATCCGCCACCCCGGCTATCTCCGACGCTATTGCATTAATTTTAGAATTGTATACATAACCATAATCCCCGGCGCCGGGTCCCAAATTATCTAAAAATGTAATAACCGCCGATTGAACCGCAGTACAAACCAAATCCGCATCATATCTGCTTAAAACTGATATAGCGATGCTCGCGGTAATTGTTATTAATTCCGGGATTTGTACCTCGTTGTCATCCGTAATAATATGCCCGGCGTCAAACGCCGCTTGAACCGCCGTTTGAACCGAATCATCGGGAATAGTATTATTCGGCCCGGCGATCATAACATCCACGGTCCCGGCTCCCCGGTTCTGAGAAACGACCTTTGCCGATGATACCCCGGAAATTGCAAGTGCTGTTTGCTGATACCACGCCGCCGTACCCCGCGCAATTGCTTGTAAGGCTACCAAAACTCGTATTCTCAAAGCGTCGTCGGTTTCCGCGTCAACTCCGTTGCTGATATTTGTCGAAATTTCAACCCCGTCAATTCCCGGAGTCGGGGAACTGATTACAAGTTGGGTATTGGACGCAATATTTCCGATAATTCCGGCAGTCTGGCACGTCGCCGGATCATTTACGGATGTTTCGCTGGTAGGCAAAACTATATCGCCATCTGTTGTAAAACTCACCACCGCGCCGGCCGAATCCGGGATGGTGGAAATCAGCGTCCCGACCACGATATTTATATTTCCGGCAGCCGGAGTATTTTTGGTAAATGTAAACGATGCGGTTGCCGCTATAGCTACTTTCCGATATACACCATAATCGGCGGCCTTATTATCCAGATCGTCGCCGGTAGCAGTCAAAATATAGGCCGCTTGTTTAACCAGATATAACGCATAAGCGACCGTATCCCCGGCTACGGCGGCGGCGGAGAAAACAGTATAGATAATCGATCCGGGTACAAAATCGGTAAGCTTCGGAATCCCGTCCGGCCAATTTGCCGTATCCTGCGCATAGGAGATCATTAGATTTAAAAATTCCGTTTGTCGGCTGGTGTATGCCATCTCAACCTCCTATTAATACGGTTCCATAACGTGAACCGCCGTTAATCGTAATTATCCCAAAAGAAATATTAATGGCGTCCAGGGTACTCAAATCAATTTTTAGATTAGCGATTGCCTTAACCCTGGAATCCTGTAATATTGTCGAATTCACTTCGGTTTTAATTTTCCGGACCAGGTCGTCGGTGATCGGCTCGTCGATATATTGCTTTACCCGGGTGCCGTAATTTTTAGCAAAAAGATAGGTTCCCAGCGCGGTTATCAGTCGGAGACTTACCGCCTGCCAGATGTTTTCCGCCGGGTCGATGTCTCCAACCAAGGCGAGATCGCCGGTATTAGTACAAGTAAGATCGCCATCGGTGAGCTTTAAATCTACTCCGATAGATGGATCGGCGGCCATGGTTATCACCCCCTCTCTTTTGCGATATAACGATTTATGGAATGGCGATTCCCGTCACGGCCACGATTCCCGGAGTGGCTCCCACGGAATCGATACTTGCCCGGATATTCTGGAGGCCGGAGCAATTAACGGAAATCAAATCCGAGGCCGTAATTTCATTTTCTTCGGCATTTTGTGTCAGGCTAAATCCATAAATTTGATACCAATTTCCGCCCGGGCCCTGGCCATAAATTTTAACCAATGCCGTCCCGGAAATGGATATATCCAAAATGGCTTCGGAGTAATCCTGAGTTGGAAGGATCACGCCATCTCCGGGAGCCGAAGCGGCATTTTGCATTACTACCGTGTCGGATAGTTTTTTGCCGTATATCGCAAATCCAAATAAATTATGTTCTGCATCGTATGCCGCGACCGGAACCCTGTTATTGTCAGTCTGCAGGGTAAACCCGGAACCCGTTATTAATGTTTTCATTTATAATTTCAACCCCTCTTATTTTTTCAGCCACAGGTCGCTATTGCTGATCCTGCCGAAATATGGCCGGTTACGGAACAACCACATGATCCGGTTCCGACAATCGCATCGCCCACCCGCGCCACCGCCGGTCCGCCACCGGCAAGAATGAGATTCCCTGCTGGTGTTAATTCCACATCGCCGTTAATATAAAATTTAAAAAAGCTACCGGATTTATGCTTTAAAATTACTTCGCCCGGGCTGAACGCGGGCGGCGGATCAGTATCGTTAAAATTATAAAGCATGATTTTTCCCGATCCCACATCACCAAGTTCAAAAACGACTGTTACCTCCGTCCCCTCGTCCGGCATGGCGCAAAATCCAAAATTAGCCCCGGCATAAATAGTTCCAACTGGCAACCAACCGGTTTCAATCTGGTATGGCTGCAGCATTACCTTTGCTATATATTTATTGGTATCAATGGAGGTAACTAGACCGGTTAACGGCGGGAGATATTTGCCGGATTGGCCTTCGGAAATAAATTTTATGAGTTCTAAAAAATCATTTCCCCGAAATTGATTCACACCGATCCCCTCCTGATTTAAACCGTATCGCTATCACTCAAACTATATTGCTGCTCTGGTTCCCCGTTTGCCATAAATTGATTGGAAAACGAAACTTCCGATCTAAAGCCTTCCGATAAATTAAGACTGTGAGTGACTTTGTTAAGATAGTAATTTTGGGATAACTGATCACCGAGTCCATTTAGAGCTATTTGCCGGTCGATGTCCAGATCGACATTGCCGGCGCATTTCATCGTCCCGATCAATTCCGTTCGGGATAGTTCTGCCAAAATCCATTCTGCTTTTCGTTGCGCCTGGTCGCGGGTAAGTCCGGGGATGATATAGGTTTCGATATAGCTTTGCCGCTGGCCGGTCTGGCCTTTGACCTTTGTCCCTATTAAGGTGGTACTTTTAGCGGTTTCCACAATCCGCCCCTTGGTATTACGGTTGTAGGATATTACTTTCACCACAATATCCCGCGCCGCATGTGGGGAACGTTCCAACTCCGCTTCTTCGATGTCGTAGCCCCAGGTATAATTGATCGGAACTTGGTTAACGTATCCAGTTACCGTCGCGTAGGGGCCAAAAAGAAGCTGGCCGTTTTTGACCCGAACGATAAAATTCTCCATCTTGGCGAGATACAGCAGCAGATCCCAAACGTTAGTTTCCCGCCCCAACGTTGTGCTATTGTTGTTATAATAGACGCCGGAAAACGTTGTGGTCGGCGTAATTATCGGTGTCAAGCCAAACTGCGCCGAGAATTTCTCCGCGATATTGCTGGCCGTGAGATTTGGGTATTTCTCGGTTATTTTATAATCAATCATCTGGCCGACAACATTCCGGCCATTAATAGCAATGGTCTCCCCCAGGTCGGCAGCATTTTTGAAAAACGCCTTAACCGTATCCAGGGAACCATCCATAATTTTAGTCAGGTCGGAGATCCCGTAGTTTGAAATATTCCGAGGGAACCCGGCGTAAATCTGGATTGGAACCGCATCCTGAGTAAATAAAATACTCTGAAATCCCGGACCATTAGCTAAAACCTTATCGCCGTTGATATTATCTCGAACAAAAAACGGTAGGTTGAGTTCAAAACTATCCGCCGCACTGAATCCATTTTGTTCGACTGTAAAATCCAAATATTGAACCCGCTGGCCGCCGATTATCACGATCCCCCGCGCATTATTCAGACCATTGCGACCGCTGATTATTTGTTTGGTATTTTTTAACATTCAATAACTCCTACCATTTCAGCCTCACCGGTGGTGTATCATTCAACCCCTGCGTTGGGTTCGGGATTGTTAATTGTGTCCCCGGCAGCAATAATTTAGGATCTTTTACCCCGTTCGCGTCAGCGATTTTGGGCCATTGAAACGGATCGTTGTAGTATTTTACCGCCAACCACCAGAGCGTATCGCCGGAAGCGACGGTATAATTGGCTTGAGTTTGCTGATTCGTGGCAGTTTGGCCGGAATTATCGTTTTCCGTGGTGCTCGCCTGCTGATATTGGGCAGTCTGGTCAGCCACGCCGTTAAGTGTCGCCGGGGAAGTTGCGTCATAGGAAATCCACGGTTGCACTTCAATTTCATATTTTAGATGATAATCATTAAGATAGGTATATTTAAACTTGGTAATAATCACTTTCCGGTAAACGTTGCTATACTCCATTATCAGGTAATCGCCCTGGATACGCATTAAGTCAATTTGCTGCGCCCGTTCAAAAGCAGTCACTCCGGAATCGTCGGTAAAAATCATAGTCCCGTCCCAGGCAATCGGATCATCGAAGGCGCCGAGAACCTGGATGTCGATTCCGCCACCGGGAAACTTCCGGACGGCAACCGCCTGCTCGCCGCCACCGGTGATCTGCTCCGGGAGATCCTGGAGTTGAAAATCAATTCCGCCGAGCATTAAACCCATGATTTTTGCCTCCTTAATACATCGTTACCGGTTGATTCGGCCTGGAATATGATTGCTGACGGCCCTTAGCGCCAAGTTTTTTAATTACATGATCGGCGATCTTGCTTTCGCTGTGATGCGGCTGGGCGTTGATATTGATAGCGCCTTTTTGGATTATGGTAGTATGGCTGCCGCTGTTTTTGCCGGATGAATTAAACTTCAAAAAATTACTTCCGATCGGAGCCGCCCCGAGACTAGTTCTTTCCTGGAATTTTATATCCGGGTGAAATAATTTCTTTTGAGCCAGTTCCGTTTCCGTGATAGGCTTATATTTATCGTTTACGGGCCAATTTTCCAGGATGGTTTTATTTTTTTGCTTGATTGTATCAAGGCTTTGTTCAGCCTTATTCTCTAAAAACCAAGCTCCACCAAATGCCGCGAGCGCGGTTAAAACTGGTAATAAGGCAGTTAAAGTGCCAAGTAAACCTACCGCCGAAGTGTTAGCCGCCGTCATTCCGCCCGCCGCCGCATCCGAAGTTACTGCCGTATCTTTAAAAGCCCTGCTAATCATTTCGATACTTGTAGCAATAGTTTTAGCGTTTTTAAAATATCCCAATACACCTCTAATTGTTATAATTGGGCCAACTACTAGCAATGCCGTAGTTGCCAATAATCCAAATCCTCCGATAACCCAGCTTATCCAGGGGTGGGCTTCTTCAAATTTTAAAAGCGCATCTACAATAGGATTTATCATTCTCAAAATTACAGCGAGTTCATCACCCATTTTTCCGAAAACATCCAATGCAATACTATGGAGATTACTGGCTAATTGTTTCATTTGACCTTTATAGTTGGCGTTTAGAGTTTTTTGAAATTGGTCAATGGTTTTCATTTCCCGGAATTGAGCTTCCAGTATTTTTAATTGTTCCAATCCTCTTGGATCTGATAAAATAGCCGCTAGCCCCATACCCTCCCTACCAAATGCCTTTGCCAAGTCAAGCGCTAACTCTTTATGATTAAGTTTTTTGGCAGCGGTATTAAGTCGGGTAATGAAGTTTTCCATACCCAAAAAATTACCATTTTTATCGAAAACAGTATTCGTAAGCCCTAATGCTTGCAAGCCCTGTGTTTGCCGTGATGACATCATACCGCCGCGCAAGCCGGGAATTGTATTTAATAATAAATTGGAGGATTCCGTTCCACCCATGGAACCCAAAATACCTACTCGGTTTGCCAAGGCTGCTGTAAAAAATGTATCTTTTACCGTCATATGTAGCGCTTGAGTTCGTGGCACTAAATATTTTAATGTATCAAAAAATTCAGCAGAATTAGCGGGCGACATGAAGGTAGCCGCATTATACATATTTAAAAGTTTTGACATTGATTTAGTATCATATTTTCCGAACATATGTGCAATGCTCATGCCCTGTAAAGTAGCTGCTTCGGGAGTTGAATTTTTTCCCACGGTCTGAACTTCCGCAAATTTAGCAAATAAAGGCAACAAATCTATTATTTGCTTAGTTTGCATGCCTCCCGTAGCCATTTGCTGAGCCATACTTGTTGTAACTTCTTGCCCAAAACGTGTAACTCCGGAAGCGGCAACGGCGGCTCTATGCATTCGTTCCATATTATCCGCCGAAGCCCCGGTAACATCTTTAATAATGATCCATTGCGAAGATAGTTTAGCGGCTTCGTTGACTCCTTGATCTATCATTCGAGCCATCATCAAACCAGCCACGGTAATCCCGCCGCCGATAAATGCCATATTTTTAAACTCATTTAAGCGTTTGATAGTATCGGCGGAACGTTTATCAAGCAATCCTAATTTGGAAGCCATTTTATCGATAGGCCCGGTTAACCTATCGACTGCCGAAAAAACCACAGCCAATTCAAAAGCCTTATCAATCATACCCATCAGTGATCACCCTGTTTCTTTTCCGGCGTATTCATCTTATTAATAACCCGCCGCGCCGCTTCCCGCTCCATCCGAGTGAATGAAGCCGCCTCCCGGAAAGTTACCCCTCCCTGGGAGGCCGCCGCGATATTAACGCATTCTCCAAAAATCCCCGAAGTCAGATTATCGATTTCTATTTCTCGTCGTTGCTGGAATTCTCGTCTGATTTCGGGGTTTGAACTTCCCCCATGTTTAATTCCTGGTATTTTTTAACCAATTCTAAAGTATCTTTTGATTTAAATTGCTCAGCCAATGCGTAAACCGCTTTCATCGTCGTAAGTCGGGTGACCGGAACGCCGTTGATCGAGATAATCGAATACCACATTGAAACACGCTGATTGAGGATATTATAAGCGATTGCCGAGTCCACTTTTTCAGTGGCTACGACCTTGTCCACGATCATTTCATCCCGGCCAGTTAGCTCCCGCATTTCGATTATGCGGCCATCGGAAATCCGGACTTGGTTGGCGTTTAATTCTTGTCCGGAATTGGTAATTACGTTTGAAGTTTGGGGAGCGGCAGAACTATTATTATCCGTCGCTCCCTGATTGGTTTTTAAATTCATGATACCCTCCAATAATTTTAATACTTAAACTTCAAGGCTTAATTTTTAAGCTAAACCCTTAAACCCTGACACACGTTCGCGCCCAACCCTCGAAATTCTCCGTAATCTCACTCTTGGCGGAATCCACAGCCTGCTTAAATCCGTAGATAATCGCATCGGGATAAGTGTTTAACTCAATTGTCCCGTCGGCAAATTGGATTGTCTGAATAATTTGGAACCGCGGATTCGGCTGACCGGCCAGCGCGGCCAGATCATGGATCATCATTAACGCCGGCAGGGAGGCGTCAACTTTTCCGTGATTAAAGGTAAGGTGATAGCCGAGATAAATATCCTGTTTTTCTTCTCCGACCAACCCCAATGGATGTCGAACAAGTTGTTCCGATTGTCGTTCAGCATCAAATTTATCAAATTCCGCTATCGGAATCGGTCCCTCAATGGAAAACATTTCAACATGGCAACTACTGCCAAGTACACGATCTTGACTCATACCTGATATTCCCCCTTTGCAAATTATTTATAAAAATCTTAAGCCGCTTGGCTGCTGGTTGTAATGGTTCCCGGACTAATCTCGGCGGAAATAATAATCTGTTTCGCCGCCGCCAATAACCGGACTTTGACTGTCACATAGCATTTTCCAGCGGCAATCTGATCGAGCGGATTGTTGGTTAAATCACAAACTACCGAATAGCTATCGATAATCTTAAGCGCCTTATCAGCGGGATTCGCCAGTCCGTTGAAAAAGGTATTGATGGATTTTTTGATTTTGCTCCGGAGCGGATCATCCTTTTCGGCGCTTTGCAATTCATCCACAGCCCACCCCATGGAGTTCATAACCGATAGCTCCAAAAAATAACGCATCCTCCGGATATAAATATCAGTCACGGCGTCGGAGGAAATTCCGGAGCGCGTCCCAAAGGTTCTTCCACGCGGAATCGGATTGGAAATTGCCAGTATTCCGTATTGCTGCAGTTCGGCCAATTCCGATTTGCTGCGCGGGGAGTTAACCGCTTGGATTCCGTATAGTTGCTTATTGCCCCAGGATTCTTGTGGAGCCAGCACGGCGGCCATGCCGGCAATAAATGCGGTCGGCGCAGCGGTTATGTTTAATTTCTGGTCCGCGTCGTAGCAGGTGACCCAGCCATCGCAAAATACAACGTTATCCTGGCTAATATCGTTGGCGGTTTCTATCACCGACACTGTGGAACCGGATGGAGCGCATACAATTGCAATACAATTGTAATCATGCGCGAACGTCGCCACTTCGGTATTAATTTCCGCTGATCCGGTTTCGGCCACCAATAGGAGATTGATTGTGATAGTTTCCAAGAGCG